TCATACTGCTTTTTGACCTACAACGAGCCAGTCTTTACCCCGGTCATCGTTGTATTTATCCGTCATTTTTTTCGATTTGTGGCCCAGTAACTTCTGAGTATCTAGGCCCTGCTCCCGGTATAACCGTTCTGAAAGAGATCTCTGTTCGTGGAAGGTTGGGGCGCTTCCTTCATCCCATGCAAGACAACTTTTGTCCCGAGCTTTTTTAAATGTAGAAGTCAGAGTTTTCGTGGATACTTGATCACCACGGTTAGCCTGAGAGGTGGTATGTCTGAAGTGGACCAGATATTTACTAACCACCGCATCTCTACATTTTGAAACAACATCGCGTAGCGAAATATCTAGTACTTCATTTCTTAGTGAGAGCGGAATGGCAAGGCGAGTACCTGTTTTTTCCTGCACAATATGTAACATATCATCCCAAATATCTGTGAATTTCATATTACAAATATCACCTATGCGCTGGCCGGTTACTATTGCGAGTAACATTCCGCACTGCAAATATGGCTGTTGATGCTCAGCGCATTCATAAATAGTCTTCCATTCCTCCAGTGATAAACGTTGTCTAGTAATTTTGTTTCGAGGTTGCTTAGTGGCCTGGGCAGGGTTATAACCTGGCGGAACATGTCCAGCATGCTGTGCCTCTTTAAATACATCAATTAATACCATGCGAACAATTTGAGCCATTCTATTATGACCCTCAGCCTTAACCGCATCTGTTATTTCGGAAATATCTAGTGCTGAAATGTCTTTCAGATATTGCATGCCGCAATGCTCACGAAAAAGCCGGATAGGTTTAGCTTTTTGCCTAAAAGAATTTGGTCGAAGTTCGTTGTGTTTCAACCTTTCCTCCTGCACGGATTCATATTTATCAAGCCATGCTGTCACTGTAATGTCCGCGCGGTTTCCTTTCATACGCGACAGACGCTCGTTAATACTAAGGATTTGCCTAGTTCTCTGCTCTGCGATGATCGTGTTTGCTTCACTTGCCACCTGCTTTGCCTCAGCTTCATCTGTGCCGAGGCTATGAAAACGCCCCGAAATAGGGTGTTTGTATTGCCAGTAAACTTTACCGGTGCGTTTATCAAGCTTGCAATACAGGTTTGGGATAGAGATTTTATGAGTGCGCGGTCTAGCTGCCATCGTTAATTATCCGTCTCAATTTTGGGTTTACATTTATTGGAAGTTGAGGTTCAGCAACTACACCTATAAAACGAGCTTCTCTGTCAACCATCCAGCGCCGTCCAACTCGCATCGGTGGTGGCGCTATCATTTGACCTTTAGCGTATTTTTTTAATACTCGCTCGCTAGGGGCTTCACTACCGAATTCATCTTTCGCCCATTCGAGTAAAGAGACCATACGTGACATTTTTTCTCCATACACCGGCTGCACCCGGTTATCGAATATTATAAGCACATGATGAACAACCACTGCGTAGCCCATCAATACAGGTTTTACATAACGGGTGATCTTTATGTTTACCTGCATTTAATTGGTGGACAATTTCCACAGGAATAAGCACTGGTAACGGAACATGAAGCGAATTTCTGCGAAGAACTGACAGTTCGTTTGCATGTTCAAGGGCTATGGCTTTCCAGTCATTTACCTCTGCTTTATACCAGGCTAGATCCTCACGCATACTGCGCCAACGCCGGCGTTTAAGTTTGCTGGGCATCAGTCTTAATCCTCGTCTTCGAAATTCGTCCATTCCACATCATCAGGAATGCCAGGACTAAGCAGCGGATTAGTTGCAGCCAACATTTCACCAGCTGCACCGCGACGTTGAGCCCGGCGCAGAACTTCGTAAATTTCGAAAACTTCTGTGCGCTCGTCACCGATATCAAGCTCACATGCCAGAGTATGAAAATCTGTAGTGAGAGCCTGTAGCCTTTGAAATAATTCGGCTTTACTCACCTTTCACCTCCTGCGGGCTGCTGTACGCGCATAAACGATCACGCCATCCTCGGGGCGCTTGCGCGGCAAAAAGATGCCAGGGCGCGGCCACAACGCTATAAAGCGAGATTCGCTGTTTTCAAGACGGTGAAATGCTTTCTCGCTCATCACACCGACCGGGCGAAGATGCTCCTGGTCGCGCTCCAGCTCAGAGATGCGCTTTTCAGCCGCATCCAAGTTTTCTCCTAATTTCTGTGCCATCTGGAACCAGTTAGCGCGCTGTTCTTCCTTGATCTCCAGCGCCTCTACCAGCGCGAGGATGTTATCTGGCCCATCTGACAGGTCGTTAAATTCTTTGCATTCTTCGAGGTAGACGGTGATAGACATGCGATGGGCAACATAATCTTCGGTTGCTGCCTTAGCTCGCACAGCTGCAGCCTTCATAAGCTGCGCCAGTTCGGTGATATCAGTCATCGCTATCCTCCAGCACCAGTTCAGTGTCGTCAGGAACCTGTAGTGTTAGAACCACGCTATAACCACGGTCATGCTGACTGAAAGATGTCGGCCATGCAGGAAGCAGGGTTTCTTCATTGACCTGGCCAATACCGATAGCCCAGCAACCTTCGTCGGTATAGCAGGCAATAACAAGCATTTGCCCTTCAGATGATCTGAGGTGATAAACACCAGGATTAGTGTACATACAGATTTCTTCTCGAAGAGCGCCTTCACATTCAAAAAGATCGTCACTGGCGCCGTAGAATTTCAGTTCTTTCATGCTGTCACCCATTCGATCATGATGCATACGCCCCAGATTACAGCGACTACTGCAACCCACCCGACAACACTGACCAGTGCAGCAAACCAGAGAAGGGCGCGCCGGCTGCAATTTTCAGGTTCAAAGTTCATTGCGCCTCCCCAATTACCCAGCGCAGAGCCTCGGCATATTCGCCGCTGGCATCTTCAAGGGCTTTAGTGATTTCCTTACGCGATTTGATGCGCGGCTTTGCCTCACCGAGAACCTGACGCTGCCGACGGGATTTTTCATGGCCTTTGGTACCAGCTGTCGCCAGTTCGATTTCTGCCACTTTTGTCCGCTGCTCTTCAGGTGAGAGCGCACAAAGCTGACGCGCCTGGGTAACGGTGACTGTGCCGGACTCCACCGCTTCCCGAACAGCCTGGGTAGCATCGAGTATTGACAGCGTTGCACGGACGGTCTGAACGCTACAGCCAAACAACACCGCAAGGTCGTCCTCGTCATGACCACGATCCAGCGCGTCTGACATTTTCTTAGCTCGACCTAATGGCGTATCAGGTCGGCGGATTTCGTTTTCGCTGACCATATATTTGGCCATTTGGTTTGCCGAGCCACGCTTAACAATTCCAGGAACAAGCAGCGGTGTTTTGCCTTCTTTCAGCAGGAGCTTATTTGCTTCCAGCGTATGTTTAACGCGCTGTCGACCGACAACCACACAGGTGAGCCCCTTTTCAGGGTCTTTCCAGACAATAATCGGCTCAAGAACACCCAGCTCCTTGATATTCAGCACCATCCCTTCATCGATCGGCAGATTGACTCGCTCATCGTAAAGCGGGTGGGCCTTGTCAGTGACAATATGCAGATTTTCCGGCTCGAACATCAGAACGTTTGTCTTGCCGCTGGCGCCATAAGCATCGATCGAGTTTTTAGCCATTTCTGTTTTCCTCGCTCAGGTTCGCTATCATCGCGGCCATAGCGGTGTTCTGGTCCATTGCCTCTGTAAGGGCGACAAAGGTCACATCCAGCCTTGACGCTATGTCTTGCATTAATTGTGCTGCTGCTGGTGGTAGGTCAGGTGCTGCAGCGTATGCTGCAGCAACCAATTCTTTCACTTTCACATGTGCCATTAGCGCCGCTCCATCAGTTGGTTAAAGCGGTTCATGAACATGCCGTAAGACTGACCAGGACGGACGGGATTAATCACAAATTGGTCGGTGGGAATAATGCCTTCGAGCATCGGCCAGTGGGTACCGTCGTCGATTTCAAAGTCGCGACGTTCGCTGGCCAGCATCACAAGGTCGGCATACTTCACGGTCGGGTGCTGCTTAGATGGCAGGCCAAATTTTTGACGGATAGCAGCATCAACCCGATCCTCAATGGCGCGGTAGTCCGGGAGCAGGTGTTTAAGCGGTGCTGGAATATCCTGCAAATAAGCCTCTGCGGCATCGTGCAGCAGTGCTTGAAGTGCAAACTCCTGTGGTACCAGGTGACTGGTTAACACGCTGTGCTGACCGACGCTGTAGAACTCCGGAAGATGGCCAGCAAAGCGGCAAATATTCGAGAGCGCGTTAGCGATATCTTCGATCTCAATGGCATCCAGCTGGATATCGAGATAGTTAAAGTGCTTGCCTGTGAACGTTTGAATAGAGCTCATCGTATTTCTCCATTTAATTGCGCTCTGCACAGCGCTGATTTTTGGGTGTAGGAATCCCTCGCCGGGTGGCGATTAATTTCAGGATTACGCTTTAATAAATCCCCGCGGCGCCGGGGATTTAATGGAGTGCAATCAGGCCTTGAAGTTGCCGATAAAGGTTTCCACAGGCTTACCGTCGAACTTACCAGTCAGCAGGTCGCGGAACTCATTGGCGATCGCTTCTTCCTGGGCTTCCAGCTGGACAATACGCAGAACGAACACCGGGTCGCTACTTTTCAGCAGACTGTTGCGCAGACTGAAACGACGTTCGCCCAGGCCTTCATAGGGTACACACTTAAACTCAAACGCTACCGGCATAACATCTTTACTGCTGGCTTCGATACTCTGCATCAGCGATTTTTTGCCGCTGAAATCACCGTCTTCATGATCGGCGGCATTAGTTTGCTGGATAGTGACACGGCGAACCGCCTGCGCTGCCTGTGCAATTTTCATTGTCTGTCCGTCAGCATCGAACGCAGTGAGATAGTCGCTCCAGTCTTCGAGCCATTCGGCGATTTGCTTCTGATTAAGGTGATCGCCGTTGATCGCCAGTAACGCGCGGAAGGGCGCTGTCTTCTTAAGCTTGATCGAGGCGACGTTATCAGCGTGGCCTGGGTTATACAGCGTACCGATGTTGAAGATGGAGCGAGCAAGCATGTTATCGGCATCGATAAAGCAACGTGCTTTTTCTTCTTCCTCGGCATAACCAACAGAATAGCGAACGAAATCATCAATGCTGGTTGTGTCCATGGCGCCACGGAAACGAAAGCGCTCATAAGCAAAACGCTCCAGGCTTTCAATGCTTGTATTTTGAGGTAACAGAGCGGTTGGGCAGGCCAGGCCGGGGATATCGTTCAGGTGATAACCGGAAAGCACCAGGTCTTTGACTTGCTGAAAAGTACCGCTGTCTAACTGAGACATAAAAATTCCTTATTAACTGATTAGCGAAGTGGTATCAGTGAATTTGTAGGTGCGGTTCACTGAGCCGCTTTAAGCTTTCCGTCCACCGCGCCGGTGATACCGAAGAGTTGCCCCTGATCCTCCTGCAGGATTGTGAGCTTGCCGCCTTTGTTAACCCACATTGGTGTTTCGGTGGTGTCCTCTTCCGACGCTTTGCCGCGGGGAGTTGGGGTGCTGTAGTTCAGCTTGTGCTTAATCTTGACGCGCTTCTCTTCAACAGAGTTGCCCATACGCTCAAAATCAAAGGTGAGGACAACCTTGCCTTTGTTGCCATTGTTCAGAACGCCGAGCGCGGTGGTATTAAGAGCCGCCGCAATCTTGTTCATGAATACGCCGGCGTCCAGTTCGCCCAGGAAATCGGGCACGACTGTCATGCGATCATTACTCATGGTTTTACCCTCTCGAAAGGCGGCTGCCACCGCCGGGAATTTCTCCGTACACAACACAGAAGAGCACCTGCGGTTTGGATGCCGCCCGGGTGGATTGGGTAATGAGCCCGTCGCCCGGTGATGCTCTTTTGTATTGTGTAAAAAGGGCGGTTATCCATCAGAACGTTATCCTCTTCCTCCTTTGGATAGTGGAAAACTGGATAACCGCCAAGACTACACACAGCACAGTTAACTAGGTTGTGGCGGTGGTGCCTCCACCTGCCGGGTTAAGCCATAACCGGCGACGTACACTGCCCGGAAACGCATTCCATGAACGGGTTGGCTCGCCACGTGCGCATAGCCGCAATTACCACAACGAAGAGAGCATTGCCGGTGTCCGAATCGAACGGACCTTTTCCCTGCCCATCACCAGATATAGAACTATCCTGGCGTCTGGAATCGAACCAGACTCTGTGCCTTGCTCGTCAATGCCCTCATCGTTGTGTCCCGGACTCTTCCCGGGCGTCACACCTTTTCGCCGCGCTGGTGGGGCGCACGTCGTGCCTGAAACACTTAGCTTGCACATTTCCGGTTGTTCTGAGAGCTCATGGATCAAGGGAACTCTCAGGCCGCTAACGCTGCATGTGCCATACAACGGTTGCGAATATTGCCGTTCACAACTGGAAGCGCACTCCTTCAGTTACAAACCAGTCCCCACGACGGATGAAGATGGAATGCGCTTTCATGTTGTGTACGATTCACCTACCCCGGTCCGGCGGCGCCACCTCGCCGGGGCAGATGCAAAGGATCGTTACGCGATCATTCGGCTTGTTGATATGGCCGGAAGTATCAAGTCCCGACATCGCGGATTCTGCTTCTCCGCCCCGATTTCACCCCCGCTATTGTTTAGCGCGCAAACCGAGAAAATCGCCTTCAACGCTGTCGGCTTTCGCCATGTTCGATCAGGAATCTTCGGGCGGGGCGCCGGCGACCAACCGGCACAACCCCTACAGTATTAATCCAGGTCTACTGGACCCCCGACGCCGTGGGCTAAACGGCTGCTGTATGTCGGGTGAGTTTCTGTTGCTGGTGGTCAATCCAGCTCCGCAACCCCTCCCGAAGACACCTGAGGTAATTAAATTGCCTTAGCCGGCAGGCCGAGGACGCTACGCATTTCTTTTTGAGTGCGAATGGCTATGGCGATCGTTAGGTCAATATCTCCGCGGTAAGCTGTGCCATCTTCACAAATAATAAGAGTGATTGATTTTTTGCCTTTCTTGCTTACCTCGAAGCGATGCGCTTTACGGACTACATGACAGCCGTTTGCTAATGCGTCCTTGATAAGGTTTTCAATGCCTTTGCTCGCCATGTTCTGTTCCTATTTGGTTTATCTGTTAGCGAATCATCCCGGTCTTCATATGCCCCGGGCGGCTACTTCGTGGGCGTCCTGCCTGTTCGCTGTTGATGAATTAATAATACAGATAAAACTGTTAATGCGTCAACAGCCAAAACTGTATTGAGTGATGATCTATACTAAAAAAACTGTAATTTATTGTTTTTTATGAAACTAAAGACGTAAAAAAACCGGCGCCGGCCGGTTCATGTGAGGAAGGATTTACCTTTTTCGCCTATAAATTCTATGTTCGACCATTACGCCGATAATTTTCAACGGGCGTTCAGAGCTATTAATGGTGGGGTAGTCGTCATTAAGGGGGACCAGTTCATATTGCTGGCGGCCTGAAATATCGGTAAATGTAGGACGGTACTTTTTAAAAGTAGCCTCATTTTCACCATTTTTAGCAACAACAAACTCGCCCGGAACGGGCTCTAACTCTGGATCAACAATGATAATGTCGCCTTCTTTAAAGTCAGGCTCCATTGAATCACCTTCTATCCTTAGTGCAAAAGTAAACTCAGAAATATCAAGGTCAGTCATGATGTATTCGAAGCTACCATCAAATGCATCAATAGGGTGTTTTTCTGCTAACGCCCCAGCCTGGACGTAACTGATCAAAGGTACTTTCCTTGAATTCACATCGTCCAGAGCCATGAAAGGCCCACCGTTCATCAACCATGTTGGGTCGCACTTAAGTGCTTTGCTTATTCCTACTATGTTGCGAGGCTTTTTAGTTTTTCCATCCTCAATGCTGGCCCATGATTGTTGCCTTATTCCTGCCTTTTCAGCTGCTTGCTCTTGAGTAAGACCAAGTTCGATTCTTTTTTGTTTTACGCGTTCTGCAAGGCTCATAGCTCCTCCATTCCCATGGCTTCATGGTCACAGTTTAAACTGTGATTGACAAACAGTAGTATCTGTTCAAAAATACAGATAAAACTGTGGAGGTGTTATGGAATCAATTTCTCAAAGATTAAAGAATAAACGTGAAGAGATGAATCTCTCACAAGCGCAATTGGCTGAATTGGTCGGAATGACCCAGCAGTCATTACAAGCGATCGAGGCGGGTTTAACAAAGAGACCCCGTTACATCATTGAATTGTCTTCAGCCCTGCATTGCGATCCTCATTGGTTGCTCTATGGCGAGGGTGCTAATCAGAACGATAGCGCTTCAGGGGTGTAACAGAAACCACAGAGGTAGGGGGTAAGCCGTGGGTATAGAACCAGAATGGAAAGTTGATAAGCAGCCGGCTTGGCTGGTAGCTGCGATTAAAAAAACGATCACTGATTTGGACGGGGGGTATGCAGAAGCAGCTGAATGGCTTGGCGTTACTGAAAACGCATTGTTTAACCGCTTACGTGCCGATGGTGATCAAATTTTCCCTCTCGGCTGGGCAATGGTTCTACAGCGTGCTGGTGGGACGAATCATATCGCCAATGCGATAGCGCGCCACTCGAACGGGGTCTTTGTGCCGCTGGCAGACATTGAGGATGTGGACAACGCCGATATTAACCAGCGCCTGATGGAGTCTATCGAGTGGATCGGAAAGCACTCACAGTATCTCCGTAAAGCTACAGCTGACGGTGTTATTGACCAGGCAGAACGCGAGCAGATCGAGGAGAACAGTTATCAGGTGATGGTGAAATGGCAGGAACATTTGACATTGCTTTTCCGTGTCTTTTGCCAGCCAGAAAAGAGTGACGCCCGCGAGTGTGCAGCTCCGGGCGTCGTGGCGAATAAATCTTTGTGTATGGAGAAATAATCCGCATGAGCAATTTAATCGTAAATCTTCAATTACCGCAACTACGGATGTACCCGATCCTGGGCGTTTTGTCGTTTCGGTATGAGCGCATGGTATGCGGTAAATGGGTCGAGTGTAACCACAGTCGGGCACGCGGAGTTGTGGGGGTCTTTAACCGGAGGGCAAAAGCGTTATGCGAGAAGTTAACCGGAAGTTCAAAGACCACTACGGCAATCCAGTCAGAGTTATCCGCTGGGAGCCTGAGACACGTCGCGTCATCTACCTTCGGGAAGGCTATTCCCACGAGTGCTTTAGCCCACTCGATCAGTTTCAACGCAAGTTCAGGGAAGTAGAGGGCAGCCATGAGCAGTAAATTACACGGCCTCGTATGGGAAGCATGCGCTTTCAAAGGGCTGATAATCTCAGAAATAGCGGTCATGGCTCGCCTGGCAGATTTCAGTAATGACGAAGGTGTGTCATGGCCAGCGGTAACCACTATTCAGCGACAGATCGGCGCCAAGAGCGAGAATACTGTCCGCAGCGCTATCAAAAAGCTTCAGGCTAAAGGCTGGCTGAAGAAGCAGGAACGGCGCGTGGGCGGAAAGAATAATTCGAACGTTTATAAACTAAATGTGGACATGCTTGAACGTGCAGCAGCTGAAGCAAAAATCTTCTACGCAACGCCACGTGAACAATCAAAATTTGATGCCTCAGAATTTGAGGGTTCAAAATTTGAGGGGTCAAATTCTGATGCCTCAAATAATGGGTCTGTACCCCCTCAAATATTGCGGGAGGACCCCTCAATGGTTGAAGGCGATCCGTCATTAGATCCGTCATTAGATCCGTCATCTAAAAAACCTTCTTGTCGGGCTCCTGCGGAACCCGACGATAAGCCGGATCCTGAAGTTGTTATTACCGATAACGCGATCGAAGTTCTGGCACACCTGAATCTGGTCAGCGGTTCCCGTTACCAGAAATCTAAGACCTCACTGGAGAACATTCGCGCCCGCCTCCGCGAAGGTCATACCGTTAGCGACTTGAAACTGGTAATCGACGTCAAGCATGAGCACTGGCATGGCAACGACGAGCAATACCAGTACATGCGACCCGAGACACTTTTCGGCCCTAAAAAATTCGATGGGTATCTGCAAAGCGCTATCCGCTGGGATGCTAAAGGCCGACCGCCAAGGGAGTCGTGGGACAAAACCAGACCGAGGGATGTTAATTCAATTAGTCCAGTACAAACCACAATTCCACGGGGGTTCCGGGGATGAACATAGCCAAGTCGATCTTTGAATTTATTGAGAAGAATCCCGGCAAAATGCTGCGCGATATCACTGCGGCATTTCCTGGAACCAAACCGGTAACAGTGAAGAGCGCTGTTCATCGCCTTTACTACGACGGGGAACTTGCCAGCGTTGAAGTTACTGGTGGGTTTATCTACTTCGTAGCGGGATCCATCGATATTGAAGAGTACCTGCCTGGTGGGCTTTCGGGGGGAGATTCTTGCCCTTGAAGCGACAGCCAAAAAGCTGGAAGAGAAACGCTATTACCGCCGTGCGGCGACGGTATGGCAGCAACTTTGTGACAGCAACTGTACGGCTAAAGCAAGAGAGCGGTACCTGCGTCTTAAGAATGCTTCTGTTCGAAACGCCAGAAACATGAATGATTCCGCCGGGTCATGCTATCTGGCCGGAAATTACTGCGGAGGTGACTTGTGCTCCGATTGAAGAAGATTTTGATAAGTCTCCGGCGCCTTGTGCGTTTGCATCACTGGCGTTACTGGTGGCAGCACGACGTTATTTTTCGCAGAAAATATGCACTCCTCAGAAATGACCTTTTCAGCTTTGATCGCCGTTACTGGTTACTGAGAGCACTTGTTGATGCTGATCAGCGCAGGGGAAAACTATGAGTCAGGAAGTACAAGAAGCTATGACCGCAGAAGAGCAAACTTTAACAAAAACCATCAACCCTTATTGCCTGGCACTTGAGGAACAGCGCCAGCGCAGTGCGCATTATTTGAAAGAGGTTGGCGATCAATGGCGGACACCAGATCTGCTGTTCTGGGGCGTTAACGCTATGTTTGGCCCGCTGGTTCTTGACCTGTTTGCAGACGAGAGCAATGCAAAATGCCCCGCATGGTATACCGCTGAAGATAACGCATTAACACAGGACTGGTCCGCTCACCTTGAAGAACTTGGTGGCGCAGGATTTGGTAATCCACCGTATAGCCGTTCTCAGTACCACGAAAAACAGGCAGTCACCGGCATGACTCACATCATGAGTTATGCATCTGAGCAGCGAGAAAAGGGCGGGCGCTATGTTTTCCTGCTGAAGTCAGCGACAAGCGAGACATGGTGGCCAGAAGATGCCGATCATGTGTGTTTTATCCGTGGTCGTATTGGTTTCGATCTCCCGACCTGGTTTGTGCCGGCGGATGATAAACAGAAACCCACCAGCGCCTTCTTTGCTGGCGCTATCGTGATATTTGATAAGACATGGAGTGGGGAGCGCTTTAGCTATATCGATCGTATAGAGCTTGAGGCGAAAGGGCGCGCAAGTATGGCTTTGGCTGAGTTTGCTGCGGGAAAATTCCTGTCACCAGCTTCGCCAGTTCAGTCTCCTGAAGTGATCATCCCTGATGCTGTTGCATCACTAGCTGAGGCTGAATCCCGGATCTGGCCACTGGAAGTTGGTCTCGTCTTTGAACAGTTACAAGGCGCAGAGGATCTGGAATTCTCACAGCAGAACAAGCTGAAGGCCCACATTAACCAGTTGTGGCTGGAGCGGGTGCCCACCAGCGAAATCATTACCGTTGCTGGTGGTCTTGTCGGCAGCATGAGGGGGACCGCTCATGCGTGAGCTCATCGTAGACAACTTTGCGGGCGGTGGCGGTGCATCAACTGGGATAGAAATGGCGATCGGTCGTAGCGTTGATATTGCGATAAACCATGACGAAAACGCAGTGGCCATGCACCGAACTAACCATCCTGAGACGCTTCATTATTGTGAAAACGTTTTTGATGTTGACCCCTTGGCTGCGACAGGCGGGAAAGCTGTTGGGTTTGCGTGGTTTAGTCCGGATTGCACCCACTATTCAAAGGCCCGCGGCAGCAAGCCCGTCAAACGTGAGATCCGTGGTTTGGCCTGGGTATCTGTTCGCTGGGGATTGGATGTACGTCCTCGCGTGATGGCTCTTGAAAATGTTGAAGAATTTAAAACGTGGGGCCCGCTACTCTCTTGTGAGATGCGTCCTGATCGTGAGCGTTCGGGTGAAACCTTCCAAGCATTTGTTGGTATGCTTTCTACTGGTATACCTGAGGATCATCCGGCGCTGTTCGAATGTTGCGAATTTCTCGGGATATCGCCGGATAGCAAACAAGCCAAACGGCTGATTGCTGGCCTCGGGTATAAGGTCGAATATCGCGAGCTTCGTGCCAGTGATTATGGTGCACCGACGATCCGCAAGCGATTCTTCATGTTGATGCGTTGCGACGATAAACCCATTGTCTGGCCTGAGGCTTCGCATGGTGATCCTAAATCGGCCTCGGTGCTGACAGGTAAACTGGCGCCATGGCGGACAGCAGCTGAATGCATCGACTGGTCCATTCCTGCACCATCGATATTTGACCGCAAAAAGCCGCTTGCAGTTAACACGTTGAAGCGTATAGCTCGGGGTATCCAGAGATTTGTGGTCGATAGCGATAACCCATTCATCGTGAAATGCAACCATACCACGACACGCGGTAAATATGATTGTTTCCGTGGACAGGAGTTGTATTCGCCAATACAGACAATCACCAAAACTCATGGTTACGCGTTGGCGGTACCTACTCTGGCACCGTTTATGGCTGGAAATGGTGGTAGCCAGTACCAAGCTAAACCGCGCCCACTCAACAAACCAGTTCATACCATCCTAAAGCAATCCCGAGCATGCGTAGTTGCCCCGGTTATCGCCCGCCAGTTCGGTGCCAGCATTGGCCATCGGGCAGATGAGCCTAGCGCCACGATTACCGCTGGGGGTGGGGGAAAGTCTCAGTTAGTCACGGCCACGCTTATTCAGATGGGGTATGGCGAACGGGTGGGGCAATCACCGCGGGTTCTAAATCTTGGTAAACCGTTGGGTACTGTTACAGCTGGGGGCAATAAGTTTGCCGTAACAACTGCGTTCCTGGCAAAACACTATGGCGGGAACTACACCGGTCCGGGCGTTGGGCTTGATGAGCCAGCTCACTCAGTGACTACAGTCGATCATCACGCTCTTGTGACATCGCACCTGGTAAAACTGCGCGGTACCTGCCGTGATGGTCAGCGCACCGATGAACCGATGCCGACAATCACCGCAGGAGGTCAGCATGTGGGAGAGATTAGCGCGCTGCTGGCGGCTAATGATTACGATGAGCGCCGTGCGGATCAAGTCAAAGAGTTCCTAAATTCGTTTGGCGTCAGCGAACTGGTGACGATTAAGGGCATTGTTTACCGGATTGTTGACATCGGAATGCGAATGCTACAGCCACATGAACTTTACCGCGCTCAGGGATTCCCGGACTGGTACATCATCGACCGGGACTACCGCGGCGTGAAGTATTCGAAGGAAAAGCAAGTTGCGCGCTGCGGAAACGCCGTGCCGCCGCCGTTTGCTGAGGCGCTGGTTAGGGCCAATCTGCCGGAAATGTGCGTTAACAAACAGGAGCGAGCAGCATGATGAGGTTAACTCTCAGGTAGCAGGAGGTTCTGAACCTCCTGATCGAGTACCAACGTAAGCATGGTTTCCCTCCTACCACTTACGAACTGACCGGCATGTTGGGGTGCCGGTCCCCCAATGCCGCAGCAACGCACCTCAAGGCGCTGGAGAGAAAAGGGGCCATCAAGATTACCCGCGGAGTTTCTCGCGGTATCAGTATCACCCCTTCGCTGTTGGCCAGAGAAATATCGGTCAATCTCAACAGCATCGTAAAAGTGAAACTTACTGCCGAAGCTCTAAGTTACATGAGAAGCCAGCACGAAGAGAATCGAATCCAGCACCCGGCTATCTTCGGAGACTTTTCGCCCCCGGTAACAGACGAAAATGGCTATACGTCAATGAACCTGTGGAGCCTCATGTCTGACCTTGGCCCGCTCTGCTATTGCGGAGGAGATGTTCCGTTTGAGTTGAAAATAGTGCTGGAGGCAGAATGAAATTTATTCTTCCATTCCCACCCAGCGTGAACACCTACTGGCGGTCCCCAAATAAGGGGCCCGCAAAAGGTAAACACCTTGTCAGCGCAGCCGGCCGTAAATTCAAACATGCAGTACGTTCAGCGATCATTGAGCAACTGCGTGCAATACCAAAACCATCTACCGCGCCAGCAGCTGTAGAAATTATTCTCTATCCGCCAGACTATCGCCGGCGTGACCTGGACAATTACAACAAGGCACTTCTTGATGCTTTGACTTATGCCGGTATCTGGGAGGACGACAACCAGGTTAAGCGTACGGCTATTGAATGGGGTGAAATCGTCAAAGGAGGCAGGGTAGAAATCACCATAGTCTGCTATCAAAAAGTGGTGGATGTATGTACAGCTGTGGGTTGAAAGATTTGCGAGTTGGCAGTAATGTCGAATGGTGCAAACGAAACGGGCGTGCAGGCCCTTTCGTCACTTCAGAGTGTATGGAGATAAATATGGCTAACCATGTTATGGGCGTAGCTACGCCTGTCGATAATCAATTGCATCAGGTAATTCCGGTAATGCAGGGCACAATCGGCGATCAGAGAGCGTCGTTGGTCAGCGCCAGGCGACTGCATAATTTTCTTGGGGTCGGTCGTGACTTCAGCAACTGGATAAAGTCTCGTATTAGCCAGTACGGTTTTGCTGAAAACATCGATTATACAGTTATCGCCAGTTCTGGCGAAAACCCACTCGGCGGGCGCCCGGCAGTGGATTACATGGTCACCATCGATATGGGTAAAGAGTTAGCGATGGTAGAACGCAATGAAAAAGGTCGTCAGGTAAGGCGTTATTTCATTAGTTGCGAGCAGCAGGCAAAATCAGCGATAAGCCATACGCATCCTGATTTTTCCAACCCGGCGCTAGCTGCCAGGGCGTGGGCTGATGAGTATGAAGCCAGGCAGAGGATTGAGGCTTTAAGTCACCGGCAGGCTCAATATATCGATCATCTTGAAAACCTGTTTACCGACGGCTTATCCCCAGTGCAGTTCTGCAAACGTCTGAATGGTGTCAACGTTAGTAAAGTCAGCGCCTTCCTACAGAGCGCTAACTGGCTTTACGATGACAATCCTAACGGCAATCACGCTCAATGGCGTGTTAGATCTCAGGTCAGGGATAAGTATCTCACCGAGAAGAGCACAAAAGTTTCACCGAGCGCCGCCGCCAGTTTCACAACCTACCAGCCCGTCCTCCTGCGCGATGGGGCTGTTTGGCTTTATCGCAAGTATCTGAAGGGACAACTGCCGATGAAGCAATCCTGGAATGGGGAATATACCCACGATAAAGAGCTTTCTGGGGGCATTCAGTGAGAGCATTACTGACCCCTGAAGTCGTGTCTCGTCTCGGTGTTGTTCTTTTCAAACCCGGTCGTGAATTGATGCCTCTCTTTACCGGCGGCCGTGTCCTGATAGAGCGTCAGCCAGAGAAGATGAAAACACTGCCCACTGGGCGGATCGCCGATGCACGTCAGCCGCTTGCAGAAATGGACATTCTGCGTTTTTTCATGAGGGATGAGAGGGTTATTAACGCAGCTGGTGGAATTAACGCTCTTGAGGCCTGGCTTCTACGACATGTCAGAGAGTGCCAGTACCCGCATTCCCACTATCACCACCATGAATTAGTGACTATGCGGCATCCGCCTGGCGCCATGGTTGTCTGCTGGCATTGTGATAATGAATTACGTGAGCAGACCACCGAAATGTTGTCAGAGCTGGCTTATCAGAATCTGGTTCAGTGGGTGATTGAAAGGGTGCTGATCAGCCTTGGATACAATAAGGAGCGAGAATTATCGATGGCGGAGCTCTGCTGGTGGGCTGTGAAATCCGGCATTGCTGACGCAATAACCGAGACGATGGCGCAACAGGCCTTAAGACTGCCTGAGGAACCTTTCCTGTCCGTTTATAAGGATAGCGATATTGTCCCGTCATTTGCTGCAGGTGAAATCCTTCAGGATCTTGTTGAGGGCATAGACCTGGCGGACGCCAGCGTACTCATTGAGCAACCTCAGATTGAAAGTAAACCCATTCTGAGGCTTAGTGTCGATACGAACAGCCCCGAATCATTTATGCGCCGCCCAAAGCGCCGGCGCTGGACCTGCGAAGTTTACACTCGTTGGGTTAAAACTCAGCCATGTGAATGCTGTAGGCAACCATCAGACGATCCACACCATATAATAGGGAATGGTCTGGGGGGAACTGGCACCAAGGCCCATGATCTCTTCGTGATACCACTGTGCAGAGTGCATCACGATGAATTACACGCCAATACATCAGAGTTCGAAAAGAAATATGGCACTCAGTTAGAGCTGTGGGCTCGTTTTCTGGATCGGGTAATGGGTATCGGCGTCATTGTAAAAGCTTGAGTGTATGGAGTACTGAGCATGAATATTGAATCAATTCCCAAATTTTTCGCGCCCAAAGGAATGCATATTTCCGATAGCGGTCGTGCAACCGCCAGCGAGCAACTCACTGTGACAGATGTAATGGCCGCACTGGGGATGACACAGGCAGAGGCAGGAATAGGCCTGTCAATGTTTTTGGGTAAAGCTGGAATCAGCGAACATGACAGAAAGGCATCCGTCAGTTGGTTGGCTGAATATGCAAAATCAAAAGCGCCTCGATCGATAAGAAAAGCAGCAGGGAAGAAGTTCCCGCTGTGTATGCTGATAATAGCTCGGTTCGCTTATAACGACTATGCCTCGTCTGCAGCTGACAGCGTAGATTGCAGGAAGTGTTCTGGTTCAGGCTTCATAAAAAAAACCTCAATGGTGGAAAAAAGCCACTACAAAATGAGATTACCGCAATGGGCAAAAGACCTCGGGCAGTCACCTTCGGATTTTGAAGTAAAACGTCAGGTGGAAGAGATTGACCATGTTCTCTGCTTCAAATGCGGCGGCACCGGGAAAATCAGCAAGCGATGCCAGTGTGGCGGTACGGGAAAAACCCTGGACCGTAAAGAGTCAGAGCTGCAGGGAGTGCCTGTCTACAAAGTATGTAAACGTTGTGAAGGCCGCGGTTATAGTCGTCCTAAGTCTTCAAATGCTTACAGAGGTATGCTCTCTGAGCTGCCTGGTCTGCCAGAACGTACCTGGCGATACAGCTGGAAACCTTTCTATGAAAGTCTGGTTACAAAATGCTTTGAGGAAGAGAGTTATACCGACTCACAACTTAAACGTGTGACAAAGGTGTCTGATTTGATAAATATCGCATAATTTAGCGACACGTTACTTGCAAAGTTGCCGCTTTTGTGTAATTTTATCTATAACGATGGGCTTTGTATGTTCAACGTTGATTAACCCGCCAGCGAGCGGGTTTTTTTATGGGCTAAAATCGATAAAATCTTCTTCTCTTTCAATTAGTTCTTGCTGGATACCGTCACCAGAGTTATCTGTATGTCACACCACTTATTTGAGGTAAAAGACATGCTAAATCAGCAAGATATGACGGAAACAGCCAAGGCTGTTTTTGATGAGTTAAGTGACAAACCGGCTACGGCTGGGGAGATTGCTCAGAATACTCACCTGAGCCGCGAACGCTGCCAGCTCATACTTACGCAGCTGGTAATGGCGGGGTTATCTGATTATCAGTTCGGATGTTATAAGCGCCTCCAGTAATGGGGGCTTTTGCTGTGAAAATGGGCGGCTGGTGGGTGTTGTAGCACCCGACCAGCCATCAGCTCATGCTTTCAGGTCACAAGCTAACCACGGCCCACTGCTTTAGCGCAAAAGCAAAGTGAGCCTATCAGAGTTACGCTTACTGATCTATGAAAAATACTGTAAAAATATCCAGTATTGAATTAATCAATGCTGATTGCCTGCAATACCTCCCATCGCTACCCGATAACTCCATTGATCTTATTGTTACCGATCCGCCTTATTTTAAGGTGAAGCCAAACGGCTGGGATAACCAATGGAAGGGGGACGAGGACTATTTACGTTGGCTGGATAGCTGTCTGGCACAGTTCTGGCGAGTGTTAAAACCTGCCGGCAGCATGTATCTGTTCTGTGGGCACCGCCTGGCAGCGGATATTGAGCTGTTGGTGAGAGAGCGGTTTAACCTGCTCAACCATATCATCTGGGCTAAGCCATCAGGGCGATGGAACGGCTGCAATAAGGAGAGCTTACGCGCTTATTTCCCGGCCACTGAGCGTATCATTTTTGCCGACCATTATCAGGGGCCATACAGGCCCAAAGACGATGGATATGCCGCAAAGTGTAATGAGTTAAAGCAACACGTCATGACGCCTTTAATTTCTTACTTCCGGGATGCCCGGGAATCTCTTGGCGTGACGTCGGCCCAGATTGCAGAAGCCACGGGTAAAAAAAATATGGTTTCCCACTGGTTTGGCCTTAGCCAGTGGCAACTGCCGAATGAAGCCGATTATTTGAAGTTGCAGGCTCTGTTTCAAAAAATCGCCATGGATAAGCACTCACGCAACGAACTGGGAAAACCTCACCACCAGCTTGTCGCTACCTGGCAATCACTTAACCGGAAGTATTCTGAACTTCAGCAGGAGTATTACCGGTTACGGCGCCCATTTAGCGTGTCGGTCACGGTGCCATATACCGACGTCTGGACACATAAGCCGGTTCAGTTTTATCCAGGTAAGCACCCATGCGAAAAACCTGCCGATATGCTTCAGCAGATCATTACTGCAAGCAGTCGGCCAGGGGATGTCGTAGCTGATTTCTTTGCTGGTTCGGGTTCCACAATAAAGCAAGCTGCTCTGCTCGGGCGGAGTGGAATCGGTGTTGAACTGGAAACCGAGCGGTTTGAACAGACGGTCAGTGAAATGCGCAATTTGCTCGAGCACCGGCCACCACAACCAAATCCCTTTCCTTAGGGCTAAACCGGGCGTAAGCCGCCGGATAAACGTAACCGGAAAATTGAGATCGCAGGAACGACCAACAAACGGTAATCCGTATGGAGAATAACCCGTTGAGGAAGAGGCCTGGCCGGAACCGTAACCGGCACTTAAATGGCTGCGGGGCCAGCGTCTGAAGCGAATCCCGATCACGATGCGAAAACTACATGTCCCAGCTGCGCGCAAAGTGACTTAAAGGCAGGGCCACAATTTGAATCTGCGACAACTTAGGTTGGTCGCTCCGTATCAGTAAGCGGATCCACCAGGCTCGCATTCGCGGGCCTTTTTCGTATTTGCGCCACGCTCGGCGTTATTTAACCACAGAGCCTTTCAGGGGTGAGCCATAGGGAATAGTCAGTGTGACTGTCTCTGTGGGCTGATCATTCCTGAGCGCTGGCTCACCCGCTAAAAGGAAAGTCACTATGTTTGGTATTTTTAAAAAGAAAGCCCGTAAAGCCGTTGTTGAAGTAAAAAAATGGAAAACCGCGATGCCGTAGAAGCCACGGTCTGGGGAGCGTACTCGATTGCATACGCCGATGGTACCTGCGATGCAAAAGAGATTGCAGTGCTGGAGAAGACTATTTCGGCCCTCCCGGCATTCGCGCCATTTGCTGGTGAAATTGCCCAGATGAGTTCGAATATTCGCGCTCGCTATGAAGCATCACCACGTTCAGCCAACGCTCAGGCGTTGCGCGAACTGGCTGACGTTGCCGGGACGGATGACGCTGTCGATGTTCTTTGCCTGTGTCTTGATGTAGCTGATAACGACGGCATCGGGGAAGAAGAAGAGAAACAGCTGAAGAAAATTGCCCAGGCTCTGCAACTTCCTCTGGACCAGTACCTGTGATCGGTAAACTTCGCTGGGCCGCAGCCGGGGTGCTTTTGTTTCTGGTGGTTGCTATCGACTTCACCAGCAAAATGATGTCAATCCTGGCTGATGGCGTGCTGGTAGCCGGGGTAATCGCTTTGCTCTGGCCCCTTATTAGATCCAGTGATTAGCACTGTGCAAAAGGCATCGTAATGGTGCCTTTGACAGAGTTTCAGTTATTGACGCCGCCTATGACTACATCCTAAATTATCCGTGTGGTGAATCCCCCTATGCGGAGGGGCGTAACTGACTAAGTAATTCGTGACGGTAACGTCAGCAGAGTTCGAAGCTAATGAACGCGAGCTATGGTCGGTCATCTAACAGCTCACCGGGAGGCACCCGGCACCACACACATACTGCATAACCCTATCTAAAGGCCTGCCATTCCGTTGGGCCTTTTCTTTGGGCAAAAAAAAGCCCGCATGGTTTCATGCAGGCAAGGCAGTTACATTTAGCTTCTGTCCCGGTATATGTTTTTTTGTCCGGAAGTCGAAAGATACTGTCTTGACTACTTTTTGTAAATAACGGATTCAAATCACAAGGCCATGCATTTGCGTGGCTTTTTTATTTGTGCCACCAGAACATCATTCACTCTGTGCTTTGTCGTTAATCCATCTGGCGGCCATCCTAAAGGACTATCTGCTGAGTTCTTTTTTCAGAGGTTGCATTTTCTTCATTACCTCATCTGAATTAGTGACTGAGAAACCCGTCGGGAAAAATAGCATTCCATCGGATGGATGTTCATCGTGCCAGTGCTTCGTGGTGGCCATCGTATGAGCGTCGAGATAACTGGTGTAAGCATCAAGGAGAGCGTTTTTCCTGCGCCTCGGGGCGTAAGGTAGCAACTGGTTGAAATCAGCATCGCTGATAAGCCTGAATGGATAAGAGCCTCCTTCAATAGCCTCAATTTCGCTTAGCAACTTTCCCCGCAGTGGTGCGGAATGCTTCCTGAACTCTGCCTTACGTGACGAATGGTTACTGATTAGTGACGGAATAAAGAGCCCTAGCAGTGTCAGTATCACTCCGATTACTGAAATAATTTCCATGAGATTTCCCTATGCCTGATTTTATTTATTCAGTATTACCCGTGGTGGGATTCGGTTTTTCTTGTTTTGGTCTTGGATACATCCTTGGCTTCGTACGCGGACGAGACTGAACAAGAAGAATAAATCCGTCTGAGAGGGTGGTGAACCCTGATATTTTTACAGTGATTTTTGGTGGCTGTCACCTGGCGGCCATCCTATTTTCCCCTCGTTCTGAGAGGATCCACAGCAATAGAGGGGGCTAAATGTCCGATCCTGTTTCTGCCACAACGATAGCAGCTGGTGGACTGTTCGGCGCCAGCCTATTCGGCCTTGCAACTGGTATTGATTACGGCGTGGTATTTGGTGCGTTTGCTGGTGCGGTGTTCTATGTCGCAACGGCGGTGAATATTAGCCGCATAAAGCTGGTGGGCTATTTTATCACTTCATTCATATTCGGTGTGATTGGTGCTCCTCTGCTGGGGTCGTACTTCTCAAAGTGGACTGGTTACAACGACAGGCCGCTTGATGCACTCGGAGCGGTAATCGTGGCAGCCATAGCCATTAAGTTGCTGACGTTCGTAAACAGTCAGGACCTGGGTAGCCTGTTTGGGATTCTCTCTCGCTTACGTGGAGGAGGGACAAGCAATGGTAACAAGTGATCCGAGCGCAATCATCAATGCGGTGATATGCGCTGTAATTGTTGTTGCGTTGATGTTCTACCGGCGCGACGGGTCAAGACACCGCCCCATGATATCGCTGATGGCTTACTTCACTGTGCTGGTTTACGCCAGCATCCCTTTCCGTTTCCTGTTTGGCCTGTACGAGTCATCCCACTGGCTGGTGGTGCTGGCTAACATTCTTATCTGCGGCGCGGTTCTCTGGTTCAGGGGGAATGTGGCGCGACTGGTTGATGCACTGAGGCACTGATGAACCAATCACAATTTCAACGGGCGGCTGGTATTAGCGCCGGGTTAGCTGCGCGCTGGTTTCCGCATATTGATGCTGCGATGAAAGAATTCGGCATTACTGCTCCACTCGATCAGGCGATGTTCATTGCCCAGATGGGGCACGAGTCCGGAGGCTTTACCCGGCTGGTGGAAAACCTGAACTATGCAGCTGACAACCTTGTACCTACGTTCGGTAAACACCGTGTCACCGCCCAGCAGGCCGCCGCACTCGGCAGAGCGGCAACACAACCAGCGAATCAGCGAGCAATCGCGAACCTGGTGTATGGGGGCGAGTGGGGGAAAAAGAACCTCGGAAATCAGGTTGCCGGTGATGGCTGGAAATATCGCGGTCGCGGCCTGAAACAAGTTACGGGCTTGAGCAACTATCGCAGCTGCGGACAGGCGCTGAAGCTTGACCTTGTTACCCAGCCTGAGCTGCTGGAGCGAGATGATTACGCCGCGCGTTCAGCCGCATGGTTTTATGTCTCCCACGGTTGCCTTCTTCATTCCGGTGATGTTGAACGCGTAACGTTGCTTATCAACGGTGGCCGCAACGGTCTGGATAAACGCCGAGCGCTGTTTAACCAGGCTAAATCAGTACTGGTGTGAGGTCACTATGGGCATTGAAATGATTATTGGTCTCGCAACTGCGTTGCTGGCCGTTATCGCTGGCGCATTTGGGTTAGGCCATTCACGTGGAACCAGCAAGGCGGAAGCCAAAGCCGAACAGCAGCGCACAGAAGAGAACGCAGCTGCTACAGTCGCAGCAGCAGAACGGAAAGCGCAAGCAACGAAAGAGGCCAGCGATGTACAGGAAGACGTTAAGCGTATGGTCGATGACGATGTTGATCGCGAGCTGCGCGAAAGATTTACCCGCCCCGGTGGTGGTTGATACCGCGTGCAGCTGGGTGCGGATCATCTACCTGACTGACCACGATATCGACGTTCTGGATATGCAGACCAAGCGTGACATCCTGGCGCACAACAAAGCAGTGCAGGCTAACTGTCCGCATTTAACAAAAAAGGGGGCGAAATGAGCGAAGCTAAACCGCAGGACGGCAACACCGTAAAGGGATATCGCACTTTAACTCCCGGCGACATTGACAGGATGAATCGCCTTAAGGACGTCAGCCGTCATTTTTGCACTCTGCTGGATAACAGAGCTGATGCTTAGCCCGGACTCATCAGTGTCTTCATGCTGATCATATGCTTTTTGTGATAGAAGTGGCCAAATTCGCTAAATGCAGTAAAATGCTGTGCGCTATAATTCAGCGACGGAGTATGAGGGGGAAGTTATGAGAGATCAAGATGTTAGGGCTGCGGTTCATCAGAAGCTTCTTAAAGAGTCGCATTTAGATCCTGATTGTCTTGTGATCGATGAGTTTTCCATATCCCTTGGTGCCAGTAGAGCAGATATAGCGGTAGTTAACGGCGTTCTTCACGGTTACGAACTGAAAAGTGAATATGATTCTTTGGAACGGTTGCCGCTACAAATCAAGCATTATTCTGCGGTTATGGACAAGGTTACTCTCGTTGTAGCAGATAAGCATCTGGACGGAGCGCTTGAAATAATACCTAGCTGGTGGGGGGTGAAGACCGTATCAGTAGGGCCGAAGGGGGCGATTCGCATCAAGCATATGCGTGCCGAAAAGCTCAATCGGAATTACGATTCCTTGATGCTCGCTCAGTTGTTATGGAGAGATGAGTGTATTGACGTTCTAGAGCGTTGGGGCCGTTCTAAAGGTTTTAAAAGCAAGCCCCGATTTGAGTTATGGAATGTCGTCGCTGATTTTATACCCGTTGCAGATCTTCGACTTGAAGTCAGAACTGCATTAAAGAATCGGATCGACTGGAAGGTTAGGGTCTAGCCGGTATAGACTGTGACAATAGATTTAACTGTCTAACAACCAGCGTAAGATGGTGTATATGGGCTACTTTACGCCAATCTTTAGAACCCCCTGATTTATTAATACCAGCAGCCCTATCGTATATGTACTGGTCTCCCAAACTGAAGCCTGGGCCAAATGCTTGGTATTCAGCCGAATTGACTAGGATAGAACAAAGATTTTTAGTTTGGCTCCATCCATTTCCCTTAACTGCTGTACCTTTTACAAAAATCCATGAAGTATCATTCGAATATCTTACTGCAACATATTGAGACATGAATCGTGGATCTACGCTCGTTATGGTGGCACTTGCTGTTGGATAATCACTGAAACACGGTGTCCTGCCATTGATAGAATTTTTCACTACATCTAACCAGAGATCGTATTCGTGTCGTGGAATATGATGGACTACATGCTGAGGAATTCCCGTCTGCGAGCTGGGGTAAGAGGTTGAAGATAAGATTAATGTTCTCCAAGGTGCTTGTCCTGAAAGAGAACTAATAACGGCTAAGGCTTGTTGTTTTAAGCTATCATTAGCGCTTTGGATATCTCCATAATCTACAATGATGTCAATCAAGTTAGGAGGAAGGTTTAACTGATTTAGCAAGTGTGCAAACAAGTGCCATGTTTGGGGGCTAAGTGAAATAGCAACACCATTAGATACGTTTCGCTGAACAGCATGTATGTAGTTTGCAGTGGATGCAGGAGAAACAACTGGCACAATTTCCTTTCCGTACGCCCTAGCGTCGTTAATGCACATATCTAAAGGATGATTGCGACTTGAACCATGTTTATCCAGATACTTCAGGTCTAACAAAACTGGACGTATAGGAGTCCAGGATGCTGAGAGATTAGCACCGAAGTCAGATAAATAGCTGCTTAACGATTTTTTATAACAGTCATTTTCGTAGTCCCAGTCAATATCAAGAATGGTGAGGATAGGGGTGAAACCAGAGATTATTGTCTGATCTAACTGCATCAGAGATTCATACTCAGCAGGTTTCCATCTTAGCTGTGGGTAGTAATGATGAAGACTCATTAAAGCTCCTTAATTTTTTTAAAAATTTTAACGTAAAGCAGGGTTGCAAGAATTTTATACCTCTGAAAATGCCAGTAAAAATTGAGCTAAATCTAAGTTTATAGAGTTGCTTGTTAAGTGAAAGAGATGATGTATCAGTAATTTATAGTTATGTAAGGTTCATTAAGCAGTATTACGCGCGCTTACCAGTAATTGCTGAGTTGCGAGAAACAAGATGGTGACTGACGAGAAAGAGGCGCTGAGAGACTATCGAGACGTCGTACTTGGCCGGTGTAGTATTTCTGCTGACCAACTCAGATTGTTGCTCAGCACCAGATGTCCCACCCTTTGAGAGCCTACAATCGGAAGCTTAGCGATTGTAGTACCAGATTTAGTAACTCCGATGGTAGGGATTGTTTACCCCTCAAAAGCGAATTGAAAACTGGCTGGCCATAGTGAGCTATCTGCAGGACTACATCCATATACTGTTTATCAACCAGAGAGTAAGGGGGCAACTGTATCGGATGGTTTAATAATGTCTAATTTTTGAGTAAAGTAACTGTGTCGAAACGCTTAGCGTCTCTCAGCGGTTGCCTCCTGAGACTGATGATGACAGGCATGTTAGGAACGCAATACGGCTTAACCTCGTTTTTGTTTTCTTTCATGATCGCGGAATCAATTAGTTTGTTCGCAGAAATTATCTGCAAGGAGGGTACATGTATGGGAAATAAATCTCGTGAGAAATTGACTCAAATGTATAGTGTTAAAGGTACTGTTTCATCAGGACTGGAGGCATGCCGCATTTACAGGATAACCTGCTGATGATCTCGTGAAACTCGAGTGAAAAATGAATGAGAACTAAGCCACCTCCGGGTGGCTTTTTTAATGGCATTACGGAGCCACTTTCCGAAGTGGTTTGATAAAGCCTCCCACATCGCATAGAGGTACGAAATGGTCGAAATCACCGACGCCCAGCAGATTCGTCTCAACCTGCTTTCAACCCTGAACTACGACACAGCAGCAGCAAAAGTCGCTGTAGAGTTTGTTCAGGATAGTCCGCTCAAGTATCAGCTATTTATCCAGCAATACAGTCGCGTCACATCAGAGACTGAAGTGGTGGCAAAGACGATGAAAGCAGTACAGGAAGCAACTGAAGCGCTGCCGCTCTTTGATACCGCTGCTGAGCAGTCCAGCTAAGGCATTACACCAGGCATTCACTATGTGCCTGTGATAATGTAAATGCTAAACAATTAGCAGGAGCAAATTATGCATAATGTGATGCTGTTTGGTGAGGGGTGGAATGGAGAAGTCAGGGATGTCGAGGAAGGTGCGCGCAATCTTTTATACATTCCCAATCCTCAGGATCCACGATTGCGTGAAGTAGCATTCACTATTGTTGATTACATCTCCGATAATGGCAATATGTATTTGGTCGGTTTTCACGGTCAGGAACCCCTGATGCCAGATGTTGAAGAAGCAATATTAAGAAACAATCCTCGCCCGGTTTAATCAATAGATTCTTCAAAGAAATCAGCAGCCCCGCTTGTGCGCTGAGGGATCCCCATAAAACAGTGCTAATAAACCAGCACCATACTTCGGTAGGCTCTGGCGAGGTGGTTAAGAACGGTGCTCAGCACCGTTCGCCTTAATATTAACGGGGAGTGTCGCAGGACATTCTCCGCTAACGTCAGATAAGAGATTACCCGCCGCGATTTAATACTGTTGGCCTGATACCTTACATGTAATCCTTTACTTTCTGCATGATAACCAATAAGCCACAGGACTATTGTGCTCAGCGTTGCCAGCAGGCTCAGCACCAGCATTCTTCCCGCTGAACGGCTGTAACTGGCACGCAGACCGAACCCGAACCGTTCGCTTTTCTCATCGCGGAAGTTCTGCTCTATCTGCATGCGGCGACTGTATAACTTCATGATTTCACGTGGCTTAAAGTCGTCTGTGCTGCTGAAGATGAGCCACGGCTCTTTTGCTGAAGAGCGCCCGTCGCGAACCTGAGATTTTCGTTTTATACGACACCTTGAGTGCCGGTGTTTCCGGCCTTTTGGTTCTTTCCTGTGCAGGTAAAAATGTCCCTCACACCGGGCATATTCCGCCCGTGCAAGCGTGCCTGGCCCCAGATATTCTGGTTTACTGCTGGCCTGTAATTCCTGACGTCTGAACCAGTATTCACCTTTTCTATTCAGGCGCATCTGGATATTACCCCTGACACGGCCAATAAAATCCCATCCGAGCGACCGGATATGCCGGAACCAGGCATTCTGGAAGCCCGCATCGGTAACGATGATGACTCTGGCCGTCGGGTTCACCGCCCCGGCAAGGGCATCAAGGAAGGCCTTTTGTATCTGTCCATTCTGCTGCTTTTCTGACGGGACTATCCAGCTTAACAGCGGAAGCGAACGCCCATCGCAAAGCAGACTGGCGCGGAGCACATGATATTCCTGAGACGGATAGCCACTCCAGTCAACCGCAATAACACACAGCGATAATTTCCGCGTCAGCATGGTGATAATACCATTGAAAATTAAAGGAATATCCCGATGGAGTGATTCATTGCCCAGTAGACGATCAACTCGTTTGATTTTGTTTTTGACCTGAGCAGCGCCGGGTAAATAACGTCCGATACTGGTCAGCGTCAGTGACGCGCCGTTGATTAAGGCAAGCGTGGCGTCAAGGAGGGCATTTTGTCGGTATTTGTGAAACGGAGCTAAGGCATCCCGGAAGAAATTCTGACATACTCGGCAGGCAGGCATAGAGGTGATCTCATTGAATTGATAGCACAATCAGTAGATCACAAAACTCTATGCCTGTCTTTTTTCACCCGCCCATTACTGGGGATTCCTCAGCGCCTGGCGGGGTTTTTTATTATCAATATTGATTAAGTTATTTATGGTCAATATTTTAATTAAAACTACATCGAAACGTTTCTTTATTTTAAAATAAAACCCATTGTCTTTGTGGATTTAACAGACATCGTCCAGGTTTTATCTCCCTTATTACTAAAAATTTCCTTGCGAGGATAATTTATTTCTTATAAATAAACCATGGAAAATACATGGGGAATCCTTATAAAATATTTTAAAGTTTAAAAAAATAATTGTTTTTTCTCATGTCATTTATATGACTAATATCACAGATATTTTTCGGGTAGCGTTAAAATGGAGGTTTGGTGATATAAGAAATGTATTATCCATGATTTTATCTTCATTGTAATAACCGTGAGCAATCATTTTTCTTATGGTCTATATTAACATCTCAAAATGTAAGTTTATTATTTTAAGTTATTGTAATTTGGGTAATTTAATTTATTACAGAATGTAATTGTATTATTTTGCTTTCACCTTGCGGGACTCCGTTAAGTGGTATATCTAATAAGATGCATAATTAAGAATTATCTCATACCTCTGACTGCGTCTTCATCTCAAGGGTGCAACCTGATGAAAAATATAAATGTGACAGTGAAAGAAACTGGTGCTGAATACACCGTCGATGGCAATCAAGTTAATCTCAATACGCAGTCAGTGGTCCTCCTGCACGTTAAGCGTGAGGATATTCGTTCATATACCCGACAAGGTAATGATCTTGTTCTGAAACTCCAAAACGGTGACACCGTTACAATTAAAAACTTTTTCGTTGTGGATGAGCATGGACAGCACAGTGATTTGGTTCTTATGGATGATGAGACCGGCGCGCTATGGTGGCTAGAAGGTGCGGGTACCGATGGGGCACACTATTCGCTGATTAGCGATCTTTCAGAAGTCATCGCGACCGGTGGCGCGGGACAAAGTATTGCCGGTTGGGTTATGGCTGGCGCGGCTTTGCTGGGTATTGCGGCAATGTTCGCCGGCACCTCAAACAAAGACCACCACTCTTCGGTTTCTGAAAGCGATTCTGATGCTGATAGTGATTCAGACTCCGACAGTGATACGGATGCTGACAGCGATAGCGACTCTGATTCAGACAGTGATTCTGATTCAGATAGTGATTCCGATTCTGACAGTGATTCGGATTCAGACAGCGATTCCGACTCCGACAGCGACTCGGATTCAGACAGCGATTCTGACTCTGACAGTGACTCTGACTCCGACAGCGACTCGGATTCAGACAGCGATTCGGACTCCGACAGTGACTCGGATTCGGACAGCGACTCGGACTCTGACAGCGACTCGGATTCGGACAGCGACTCGGATTCGGACAGCGACTCGGACTCTGACAGCGACTCGGATTCTGACAGCGACTCTGACTCCGACAGCGATTCCGATTCTGACAGTGATTCCGACTCGGATTCAGATTCAGATAGTGATTCGGATGCTGACAGCGACGCGGATAGTGATTCTGATGCTGACAGCGACTCCGATACTGATACCGAGCTACCTACCGCGGCACAGAACATAGCGGTCATTGACAATGTGGGCCCCATCACCGGTGTGCTGCATTCTGGAGATGTCACTGACGATACGACCCCGGAGATTAAAGGGACTGCAGAGGCTGGGGCAACGATAACGATTTATGACGGCGATACCAAACTGGGTTCTGTCGTCGCGGATGAAAATGGCAACTGGAGCTTCACGTTACCGGAGCTGAGCGAGGGTTCCCATAGCCTGAGCGCGACGGTGACGGACAAAGCCGGCAACGTCAGCGAGCGTTCGCCGGCGTTTGAACTGACCATCGATACCACTGCGCCAGCAGCCAGCATTCCGCAGGTAACCGACAATGTCGCAGAGCACACCGGCCAGCTGCAGAGCGGGGATCTTACCAACGATGCGACGCCCACCCTGAACGGCACGGCGGAAGCGGGATCCACGGTGACGATCTATGACGGCGACACCGTGCTGGGCACAGTGGTTGCCGGCGAGGATGGACGCTGGAGCTTCACGCCAGCTAGTCTGGAGGAAGGCGCCCACAGCCTGAGCACTACGGTAACGGACAAAGCCGGGAACGTCAGCGAACGTTCGCCGGCGTTTGAACTGACGGTAGACACTATAGTGAACCCGGTTAGCGATCTGCAGGTAACTGATAATGCAGGAGAAGACACGGGTACACTGAACAGCGGTAGCGTGACGGATGATGATACACCAACCTTGAGCGGTACGGCGGAAGCGGGCGCCACGATCACAATTTATGACGGTGATACCGTACTGGGCACCGCGATTGCGGACGAGGACGGACGCTGGAGCTTTACTCCTGGCGCACTGGCTGAAGGATCCCATAGCCTGAGCACCACGGTGACCGATCTGGCCGGCAACGTCAGCGAACGATCCCCGATATTTATATTAACTGTCGATCTTAGCGATGACACCGACTCCGACAGCGACTCGGATTCGGACAGCGATTCGGATTCTGACAGCGATTCTGACTCTGACAGTGATTCGGACTCCGACAGCGATTCCGATTCAGACAGTGACTCGGATTCAGACAGCGACTCGGATTCCGACAGCGATTCTGACTCCGACAGTGACTCCGACTCGGACAGCGACTCTGACTCTGACAGCGATTCCGACTCGGACAGTGACTCGGATTCCGACAGCGACAGTGATTCCGACTCTGACAGTGATTCGGATTCCGACAGTGACTCCGACTCTGACAGTGATTCGGACTCTGACAGCGACTCGGACTCTGACAGCGATGCTGACTCTGACAGCGATTCGGATTCCGACAGCGATTCCGACTCCGACAGTGACTCCGATTCAGACAGCGATTCGGATTCTGACAGCGATTCTGACTCGGACAGTGACTCGGATTCGGACAGTGATTCCGACTCTGACAGCGATTCGGATTCAGACAGCGACTCGGATTCTGATAGTGATTCCGACTCCGACAGCGACTCGGATTCTGACAGCGACTCCGACTCTGACAGCGACTCTGACTCCGACAGCGATTCTGATTCTGACAGCGACTCTGACTCCGACAGCGATTCCGACTCCGACAGTGATTCGGATAGTGACAGCGATTCTGACTCCGACAGTGATTCCGACTCTGACAGCGACTCGGACTCTGACAGCGATGCCGATTCCGACAGTGATTCGGATTCTGACAGCGATTCGGATTCTGACAGCGACTCGGACTCCGACAGCGACTCGGACTCGGATAGTGACTCGGATTCGGACAGCGATTCGGACTCCGACAGTGATTCGGATAGTGACAGTGATTCGGATTCAGACAGCGATTCCGACTCTGACAGCGACTCGGACTCGGATAGTGACTCGGATTCGGACAGCGATTCGGACTCCGACAGTGACTCCGACTCGGACAGCGATACTGAATCGCCACGGGTTTAA